CTACTATTAAAGAAAAAAGACCTACTCAAGTAATTCATCATCTAGCAACCAATAAATTTGATACAACCACAAGACCTATGGGATCAGATGGAGTAAAAGGTTCAGGAGCATATAATACAGCTATGCAAGGACATGGATTACAAATGGATCCAAGACGTGTAAAAGACGAAAAATGTAATTCATGTGGTGAAGACTCCGATAATGGTGGAGATAATCCACAATATGAGAAATAGGGGCCCTATAAATAATACTTATATATATCTAACTAGTTAAGTATATTAACAACATGACTGACGAAAAAGATCATAGCGAAGAACACGAAGAAAGTAAAGAAGAGAAAGAAGAAAGCGAAAACAAAGAGAAATCTAGTTTTGACGCATCTTTGAACGCTCTTACAGAGACAATCAAAGGCTTTGACATAAACGGTCTCAGAGATGATATTGCTTATGTCGGAGAAAAGATGGATAACATGGAAGCAAGATTAAAAGCTTTAGAAGAGCCAACCGACTTACCGCTAAAACCAAAAGTTTCAGCAGAAGACGATATTGGTGCTAAAGTTAAAGCTCCAGATGATTATCAATCAAACTCTCAGCAAGCTGGAATCAAAGATTCTGACCCTGAAAATGAGACAGAAGACGATGATAACGGCCTTAAAATGCAAGAGAAATCCTTTGAAGACACTCACGCTTTCACTACTGAAACACCAAGACCAGGTGCAGCTCTCGAAACTGTTGAGAAATCAGCAGGTATCGAACTCAACGCAGTGTTAAAAGCTGCTAGAGAAACAGGTGCAGAGGGTTTATCAGGTGTCGGTAAGCGTATTCTGAAAGGCGAATTCGGTAGTCCAGAACAAGGTGAGCTACAATGGTAAAAATACAAACTATTGATGAGCTAGAAGCACTATACTATGGATACAACCGTAATATGCTTAGAAAAGCAGATGCACCTATCACAACTTCAACCACAGGTACATTCAACGCAATCTTTGGAGCCTATGCTTGGGCACAGCTCAACTTAGAAGCCAATGCATTCGGTGTTTTACCAAAATATCCTTGGGATAAGAGTGGATGGAGGGTCATAACTGCAAAGGCCGATACCTTAGTAGATACAGGTTGTAACAACAACACTGCTCTAGGTGGTACCGCAGAAGGTGGATTAATCGCTGATACTATCAAACCAACTTTAGCTGAGATCGATGTCAAACCAAAAACTGCACAACTACCATTCAGTGCCTCAGAGGTAATGGAGTGGTTAGCAACACACAGTAAAGACGACATTTGGGGTGGTCTAGGTTCTCTTAGATTATTCATGGCAGTTCAACACAAAGAATTGCTTAACAGAATGTTACTTTCTGACGTTGAAAAAGTTGCAGCTTGTGCTGGTGCATGTAATGACTTTGCAGGAACTCTCAACTGGGAGACCCTAGACAGAATCATTTCATCCGATGCAGAAGAGGACGCATTAGGTGGTTCATCCAATGGTTATTATGACCCTTGGGCAACTGCAAGTGCAAGTCCTATTGACAGAGATGCAGGTACAACTTATGATTCTACAGTCACATCACCATCCGGTACTATCGGTACTAATGGTATTATGACTGACGATGTTCTTAGAACATTCCTTAGAAACATTAGAAAGAAAGCTGGTAAAGATCCAAACGTGTTCCTAGGTTCTCACGAAGTTTATTCTGAGATTCAAGGATTATACATGCCATCTGTCCGTATTGCAAACCCATATGGAGAGGCATTAGTTCAAGTAGATGTCAATGGTATTCAAACATTCAAAGGAACTGGTGTAGGTATTCACGTTGACTCAATCTATGGTGTACCATTCATTCCAACAAAAGACGCTCCAAGCAATGCTTGTGATTCATCAGAAGTTGGTAGACTATTTGCATTAGATACATCCGATGCAGAAGGTTATGGCTATCCAAGATTAGGTATCATGGTATCAATTCCAACAGAATATTACGAAGCAACCCGTAGAAGTCCAGGCTACCCATTCATTAACAATGCATTTGTTGAGAAAGGTGTATTCAGAACTATGGGTGAAACCGTTTGTAGAAGTTTCATCGCTCAAGGTAAGATTAGAGACATTAGTTTATAGTCGAACCACATTTGAATTAAAATACACTAAACGTGGGGTTTAGGTATCTTTTTTATACAAACTTATATACATCTACTACCTACATTTATATATGGCTATTACAGTCGCAGTGGACTCAAACCAAGAGAGATTAACAGGAAAGACTCTATCAATTCAATCAGAGTTAACATCAAAACTACTCACAACCGTAGTAGATGTTACCTATGGTGCATGTGATACATATACATCATGTGGTGATACAGTTGACCTTTCACTGGGCGGTAGAATAAGCACCATTATTGAGGCATCAATTATCTCAAATGATGGAGGATTACTACTTGAATACGTTCCAGCCGCAAATGGGGCAGCAGCAACAGGTAAAATCAAAGCTTATGGTACTGACCCAGCAGCAGCAGGAGGAGCAGTTGCAGCATTTCCAGAACTTCCAAATGCAGCAGCAGATGTTAACGGACTTGGTATCAAGATTCGAGTAGTAGGTTTCTAAACCTAATACTTTCTTTTTTATAATAAACCTTATATATCTATTTATATTAATAAACACATGGGCGATAAGAACCAGTTAAGCCG